GTTGGTTTAGGTTGTCAGAAATGGCAGAGGAAGTAAGAACGGATGAAAGATATGTACAATGTGTGGTTTTGAGGGTATATGCCCTAAGAGAAAACGGAGAGATGAGAGTCGCTTCGTTTTTATAGAATAAGCGCGAGTGGCTCAGTGGTGGAGTACAACCTTGCCAAGGTTGGGGTCGCGGGTTCGATCCCCGTCTCGCGCTCTTCTAAAAACCTAGTGTTTATGCGGGTTCCCGAGTTTTGGGAACTCGTTTTTTGTTTACATAATGCAACTTGCTTAAAGTTTTTGCTTAAAGTTTTCGCTGTTTTACTTACTATCATAGCACATTTCTGGCCCCCTTTTCTCGTGCCTCCAGCTTTCCGGCAGCATACCCACTAATTAAATCCATCTGCATATCCGTTTCAGCTTGTGCGTAAAACTGCATAAGAGTTTTAGGGCTGTTTCCCATAACGGAAGAAATAAGGGCTGCATTTGGACAGCGCCGCATGTTATTTGTCGCGAAGCTTGTGCGGAGTCCGTACAATGTAATTTCAGGCAACAGAGAGGCTCCTTCTGGCAGTTTTCCGCGCTCTTCCTTGTATTCCTCCATCTGGCGGTTATGTGCCCTTAAAAGCCGTTTAAAAGCCTCTCCGTACTGATGTGGTTTGATCGGATTTCCATTTTGGCTTACAAAAAGGTAATCATTGTCTCCCCACGAGTGATCTACCATATGATTTTTCCGTTTCCAGATCAAGCGCCGGTGAATGATATCGTATAAATATTTGGGGATCGGTGGCGTCCGGTGTGATCCGTCGTTTTTAAGATCGGTATCCACCGCCCAATTATCATATCCTTTTTCGAAATCTATCATATACGTGGGCTTGCTGCTTAAGCCGTTTTCTCGCAGGCCACAGACTTCCCCAGGCCGCGCGCCCAGGAGAGCGGAGATCACGAACATGGGATAATAATGTGATGCCCTGACGTCTGGCAGATCGAGAAAATAAGTGACCATATCATCGTTCCAGGTAATTTTCTTTTTTCTCGGTACTTTGCAACGCTTAATTCCTTTTACCGGGTTCGTGGTAATACATTTCAGCGGCTCCACAGCGAATCCGAATATGTTAGTAAGTATACTAATGCACTTATTGACCACTTCTGGACTGTATTTTTCTTTCATGACATTGACATAGCGCTGTATATGCATACTTTTAATGCTATCAATGGTTTCATCTCCGAAAATTTCCTTGATATAATCCCCGTAAAACTGGGCGTACACTTCCCATGTGCTATTGGCGTATACCGGCGGTTTTGTGGACACGTGCCATAATTTGTATACCTCGTCCACCTTTTCTGATTTTTTCACCTTCGGAGCAGGCGCGCGGCCGGCCTCGATCTCCAGTATGATTCTTGCCTCGTCCTTTTTGGCTTCTGATTTGGAATCACGCATAGGGCCGGTGATAGCCCGCTTCTCCTCTGCGTACCAGACATTGGCGAAATACCTTGTTTTTGTTTTCCCAGTCTTTTTTGATGTATAATTACTTTCCTGAATACTCATTGCATCATCCTTCTTTCTGGCCTTAAAGCCTTATTTTAAGCGCAAAAAATACACCATACCGGTTTACAGCAGGTGCACGAAATGATACAATATAAGTGCTCTATAATATTGTATCGGCCCCCATGCCGGTATGTCTGCTTATGCCCTCTGTGCGACCAACACAGAGGGTTTATTAATTTGTAAGAAAAATGAACAGAACAAATGTTCTTTTTAGGGTTGATTTTTAGCCCTAATAGTTATATAATTTTTATAGAACGAAAAAGAACAAACGTTCGATCGTGCTATCCCACAATGGATCATACTTCCTTTCCCGGTGTTGATACATGGTACTTTCGAAGTTTTGTGCATAATTCACATAATTAATGGATAATACTGGAAATTGCCAGAATTTTCCAAGGGTTATTTTGTAAAAAACTCACAAATACAGCTGCTATATGATATAATATATGTATAGTACAAACATACCGTAGGTTTCTCGGAAAGGGAGGTACATATTTATGACTGTTGAAGAATTAAAAAAACAAATTGCTGAATTGGTTGATAAAATCGATGACGAGGCATTATTGCGTCGCATTTATCTTTTTACTGTAGTGATTGCGGGAGAGAACAAATAGTTCTCTCCCTATTTTATTCCCAGCCATGCTTTCATAAATTCTTCTATTACTTTTAATTTTTCTGGATCTGCTTCAGCCAAAAAATTCACGCCATTCTTAACAAATTCATTTTCGGTTATTCCTAATTTTCCTAAATTAAGAGAATAGCGATCGTCTTCTGAAATCTTCGTGAACATATTTCCTTCTCCACCTTCTCCGGTTCGGAGCCATACCTCATTCACATTAAACTCTCTACATATTGATGTAATTATTGCATTTGACGGATTTCTATTACCTGTTTCATAGTTTGCTATGGTATTCCTTGCGGACCCAATTTTCTTTCCGAACTCTTCTTGCGTTAGATTTAATTTGTTACGCAATTCTTTTATACGTTCATTCATTGTTGTCACCACCTTTATGTATTTATGATATCACACAATGTTCTCAATGTCAACAAAATAGTGCTTGACAAACGACTCGACGAGACTTATAATGTTCTCAACGGGTACAGGAAAGGAGGCGAATACATTGAATAAAGCAAAAATCAACCTTACAGATGATACTTTGAAGAACATTCTTATCATGGCTCCTATGCTTGATGAAATTGGACAGAACAGAGTATTTGGATTAATGTGTGGATTACTTCAGAATACGGTTCCACAGCAAGATTGTATGCAACAATCAAAACAGGAAACAAGCTAACATATGCACATTGAAAATTTAATAGGAGGTGAGAGAGATGTGGAAAATATTTATTTGGCTTTTGAACTGTAAGAAACACGATTACGTGAAAGCGGTTAAGCATCAAGGCATGACTTACGTTGTTAAAATTGAAAAATATGAATCTACAGATATGCTTATTAGAAAAATGAAAGAAGCCCTGGAGGCTGAAGCATCCAAGGCTTCTTAAATTAGATTCTGTAATTGTCGAGACCAGATAGCTCAGGATATGCATCACGGAATTTGTCGGCAATAGAATTGTAGAGCTGAATATCCTGATCCAGATTTTCTTTTGAGATTGGACAATCTGGCATAGCTTTTAGTGCTTCAAGTTTGTGGGCCTCTTTACGAAAATGTCCGTAAATGAAAAGAGCATCTGTATTAGATAAATTGACTTCCATAGAAATCTCCTTTCTTTAGTATTTCAGCATGGCAGTGCTGATATTTACATTATAGAGGGAGAAGGAAAATTATACAAGATGTAAGGAGGTGATAACCGTGGGAATCGAAGACCGTCTTAACCGACTGGAGGAAGAAAATGCAGCGTTGAAAGACCGCGTTGCGTACCTGGAAGCCGTAGGGCTGGATGAGTTTCTTCCCCCGAAAGCCATAGCGATTAAAATGCATTGCTCGAAGTCAACCGTACTCAACTATATTAAGAGTGGCAGGATACAGGCCACGCGGAAGTTAGGGGACTGGAGGATACCGACGAGCCAGTTTTACAAAGAGGATTCAGAAGCCGAGAGAACAGGCGCGGAACCTGAATCTATGATCCGGCCGCAGAGAAGGAAGACGCCGGAGAAAGAAGTAACCATGAAGGATATTGTTTTTGGAGGGAAGGGGTGATAACGATGCGGAATTATTTTGCCGGCCTAAATGCCAGATATTGGAACCGTATGTTTCATGAGGCGTATGAAAGTCGGAAATATTATCGGACTGCCGCACAGGTTGAGGCCGTAGTAATAGTGGCACTGGTAGCCATTATGTTGTGCAAAATGAGATAGGAGGGGCAACTATGAAGGGATTTCGGGAATATCAGATCATTGACGTTGAGACCGGGGAAAAGGAGACTTTTCTACTCAAAAATGATGAAGTCGAATTACTTGAGAAGCACGCGGAACACATGGGAGATGGCAGACATAATTGGTCAGCGCTTACGGTCCTTGCCTATAGTGTAAGAATGCTTGGGATTGAAGAGATACAGAAAAGATACGAAACCCCGGCGGGTGGAGCCGCCAGGGATCATGTAATTAAATAATAAATCAATATCCTTATTATAAGGGATAAAACGGAGGTTTGCAAGAGGAAAATGGCAGGACGTCCACCTAAAAAGAACTTAGATTTTGCCGGGTGGGATGTTGATATTTTCGATAACGACACAAAGATTGATAAATTATTAGACGCCCAGGGCTGGAATGGATTCGGAATATATTTTTATCTATGCCAGCGGGCTTATGGATCAGATGGATATTTTTACCGATGGGGCTATGACGATTGTGCAACGACTGCAAGGAAGATGGGCGGCGGCATTGGTTCCGGTACTGTCCGCGAGACAGTGGGTTACTGCTTACAAATTGGTCTCTTTGATGAGGGGCTGTTTGATAGGTGGGGAATCTTAACCAGTAGAGGTATCCAAAGAAAATATTGGATAGCGATAAAAGACAGAGACGTAAAAAATGTTATCGCTGAATATTGGCTTTTGCAAGATAGAGAGTGCAAAGGTTTATTAAAGGAACCATTAAATAATGATTTACCGTCAGGAAATAGCAATATCCCACCGGGAAATATGAATTCCGAGGGAGGAAATAGTAATATCCCCCCTATAAAGAAAAGTAAAGAAAAGAAAAGTAAAGTAAAAGATAATAATGCCGAAGTGGATGAGTTTTTTGATCGTATATGGGCTTTATATCCTCGAAGGACCGGAAAAAGTTCTGTGAAGGCCGCCCAAAGAAAGAAGCTTTTTAAGATTGGATTTGATGAATTGAAAAGGGCGATAGACAGATACTCCGCTGAGAAAGGTGAAACTGATATTAAGTACTGGAAGTACGGTTCTTCATTTTTTAACACAGATTATAAGGACTATTTAGATATTGCCTATGAGGGAGGTGAAAATGGTGGCAACACTGGAAGCAACGCTAAACAGAATGAAAGCGGACTTAGCGGAGAAGCGCTCAAAGCCGGGATACGTACCGACGATTTTACCGGATTCTGATGGAATTTGTCCACTTTGTAAAGGGAAATTGTGGATATTCTATCAGGAAAACGGTTACGAGATGGCAAAACCCTGCGAGTGCCAGGATAAGGCTATTCTTTCAAAGCGACTTAGATTTGCGGACATTCCAGCCGCCTATAAAGACTTAAAGTTAAATACTTTCAATCTGCACGCGTACCAAACTATTGATGGCAGGAATTTAGCGGCCATAGCGGCAAAAACAGTTAAGTATTATCTCGATAACTTTCCAGATATGCAGAGTCGTGGTATGGGCCTGTACTTCTTTTCAAACGTTAAGGGATCAGGAAAAACCAGAATGGCGGCAGGGATTGCGAATGAGTTACTAAAATCTCATCAAGTCAAATTCGCGGTATCGACCACTATAATTCGTGAAATAAAACGGACATGGGAGAGATCGGGAGCCGGAGCACGCGAGGAAGGCCGGCAGAATGAGAGCCAGCTTCTCGATGCGCTGGGAATGACGGAAATCCTAATTATTGATGATTTCGGAACGGAACAGGTTGCACCTTGGATTAATGATAGGTTCTATCAAATAATTAATGATCGGTACGTGAATAAAAAGGTTACGATATTCACGAGCAATATCGAACTTGACAAGCTGCAATATGATGATCGAATCACGAACCGTATTATGGAATCCACATATCAGATTCATTTTCCGGAAGAATCAATAAGGGGATACATAGCCAAAAAGAATAATCAGGAGATGATCCAGAACCTTAAAGGTGATCCAGATGGATAAACGCGAGTGGGTGGAACATAATGTTTGCCGGTTCTGTCAGGCGAGGGCTTACCATTCTTGTAGCTGGGTAAGCTGCCTGCCTGCAATCCGGGAAGCAGAGAGATACTACGATAAGCATAAGGAGGAACTGGAAGTGAGAACAGATATTAAAAATACAAAGTCAGACAAGATACGGAAAATGTCTGATGAGGAACTGGCAAAATTTTTGTCAGAAGAATGTAGCATATGTCTTAATATCGTCGGTGATTACGAATGCAATCATAACTGTATGGAGCATTGGAAAAAGTGGTTGGCGTCAGATGCTTATGAACCTGACCCGGATATGCCATATGCATGAAAGGAGCCAGAATATGAAATGTGAGATATGCGGCTGTAACACTTCCCAGACGATGAAAATCAAAAATAAAAAGAATGGGAATGAGTTATCTATCTGCCGGAGTTGTGCTGTTAAGTTAGGCTTTGCGAAAAAGCCAGCAGGCACACACTGGGAATGTAAGTATTGTGATTATCCCAGAGGGGTTCCATATCCAGATGATCCGGGATTCATGGTATGCGGACGCTGCGGTGCTGAGTGGGAAGACTGTAAGATACTGGTAAACGACGATGAATTATAAGGAGATAATTATGGGATTAATTGATGCATTTGCAAAAGAAGACAGAACGGAAATTAGAATGACACAGTTATGCGACTTGATTAGAGCAGGCGTTAAGAGCGACTTGATAATGAACGCTGTAAATTGTGATGTACCTCATCAGTATATCAGAGAGATGGTAACGGGAGAAAAAGAAGTTTTGTTAAAAGAGACTGGTAAACAGGGGGGAGAAGAAGCCGGAGAGTTAGGTCTTGCTTCAGCAACTTAGCATTCTCGAAAGGAAAAAACATGGTAGATTGTAAAAATTATAGGTATACAAACTATCCTAAAGAAGAGTGGTGCAGAGAAGGTGTTGATACATCATTTTGTAAACATGGAGAACAATGTCCGTTTTATGAAAAGTGTGTAAATGAAGATGAGTTGGAAGAACGGCATTATCCAGAAGACTAAAAGGAGAATGAAATTATGAGAATAAAAATTGCAGAAATTATTATTGATGGTGACGGAGCCGACCTGATGGACTTGGAACAGCGCATTGTTTCAGAACTTGAAAATGGAGAAGGAAAAAGAAAGTATGAAACGCATGTGAAACGATATCATACCAAAAGAGGATTTTTTACAAAAGGGAAAATCAAAGTGTTTGGTGTGAATTAATATTTACCGAACTAAGACTTGACAAATAAGGAGGTTTTGTCATGGCAGATTTAAAGAGTGTGGCTGGGCTGTTTGGTATGACTGTATCGGAGCTGGAGCAGTTTACCGGATATAGCCGCCAGGAGTTGCACCGGGTTATGAATAATGGAAAGGCCGTAGGCACTGCCAGAATGTCAAGCGTGATCCGTAAGTTGGACGCGGCAAGCTATGATATCTATTCAGTCACAGTCTCCCAGGCCGAGGCTGAGAAGAAGGCCAGAGAGAAGCTGCTAAAATCATTGTCCAATACTTGCGGCCTGTGTTACCAGACGGGGCCATGCCTGTACATAAGGCAGTATGGTCATCCGGGGTGGGAAGGAAGCAAGTGCCGCGGGTTTTCCGCGACGATTGGTGAGGAGCCGGCGGAGCAGTGCAAAGAATGTGAGCAGTGGCGTTATTACGAGGAAGACAGCCGGGAGCCTATCGAACCGAGATATCAATTAGATCGAGACAGTATTTGCTATGGTTGTCAGAACTATAAGGCCGTCGAGGATTGCGAGGAAGCGCCGGAACCTGATAATGTGCAGTGTGGTGGCGCCTGTGATTGTGCAGAACCTTGCTTTGCTGGGAACCAAAACAGATATCATAAAAATTAAACTTTTTAGGAGGATGTATTGTGGAATTGAAATCAAATAAAGAACTTAACCGTCATTTTGAGAAACTAAAACGGCTAAGGAAACTAAGAGAAAAAGAGCCAGACAACACTTACCATTATTGGGAAAAAGAAATAGCAGGGTGTGAACACAATATAGTGGAGGTGGTTGAGGAGATGCTTAAAAAACAGACCCCCATTAAAGTCATAGTGAATGAAGCCTATTATAGTTGCCCGGTGTGTGGAACTATAAGAAGCATTAAGCAGAAACATAATTTTTGCCACGACTGCGGGCAGGCATTGGATTGGGAAGAGTAAGATTTTCAGAAAGAAGGTGCGAGATGATTTGCGAAGAATGTAAAAGCTGTTGGAACTATATGGTATGCGAGAATGGCTGTTATGGGAGTGATAAGCCATGCGAATATTTTGTTTCAGATACAGACAATTAACATTTTCGGAAGGAGAAGCACATGAAAAACGCGGATCGCATTAGAAAGATGACTGACGAAGAACTGGCGTGCTTTCTGACACGTGTAGAAGCAGCCTTGTATCGGGATGACTTTGACATTGTAGCGTATAGAGCGGATAAGGTAGCAGATGCTTTGAAATGGCTTGAGAGACAGGCATATTAACATTTAACGAGGAGGGATAGAGCAATGGGACTGTTTAAAAAGCTGGACCTGTGGTCTATAGATGATGGATTACAGAAAATTATAGATTATTATTATGACGGAAACGAAAGAAATAGCCAGTATTGGGATCATTACAGTGACCAGATTAATGAAATGGGTGAACTTGCAGCCGATATGATGTGTGAAATGCGGGACATCAGACAGAAGGTAAGCTATCAAATGCCCTGGAAAGAACAGCAGCAATTTTGTGAAGATGATGAATGTACTTATACGGAGGTTGCCTGGTGGAATACAGCGGCCTGCATGTTGTCGGATACAGATATGACAGAGTTGCTGGAAGGTGAAAACATCTATGGAAGCGACATCTGGGAAGAAAAGAACAAGCGGATAAAGGCGTTGGAGCGGCTGACGAAAAAACAGCAGATGTTTTTATACACAGAGGTAATCGGATTTATATTCCGTTATCAGGAATTGGTTGCGGCTTTTGAAACTATCACGGCGGTTATCCGGGAGCTGGAATATCATCAGTCGTTTGTGATTGGAAAAGATGGCGTGATTGCTCCAGATGCAGCGTATCTTTAATCCACAAAACTGATATTTGAACGATAACGAAAGGAGGCCGGAGCGGTGGCCACCGTTGACGGGAATTCCCGGCTCCTTTTAAAGATGAAAACAGAATTATATAATGATAATTTTCAAAATTTTAAACGATATGGAATACCAAAAGCGCAGCTCGTAATAGCTGATATACCCTACAACATCGGGAATAACTTCTACGGAAGTAATCCGATGTGGTATAAGGGAGGGGATAATAAAAACGGAGAAAGTAAGCTTGCGGGTAAGGCGGCTTTTAATACAGATTTTAATTTCAACATAGCAGAATATTTTCACTTTTGTAACCGACTGCTAAAGAAAGAACCGAAAAAAAGCAATGGCCGTGGTAAGTCTTCGGATGCGCCATGTATGATTGTCTTCTGCGCCTTTGAGCAGTTGCAAATGGTAATCAAATACGCTGAAAAGTATGGTTTTAAGCATAACATACCTTTGGTGTTCTGCAAAAACTATAGTCCGCAGGTCCTTAAGGCTAACATGCGTATATGTGGTGCCACGGAATACGCTCTTGTGCTGTACCGGGATAAGTTGCCAAAATTCCGGAATAACGGGAAAATGGTTTTTAATTGGTTCGAATGGAAAAGAGATAGCACAAAAGAATATCCTAAAATTCATCCGGCACAGAAACCAGTTTCGCTCCTGAAGCGGTTGATTGAGGTATTTACGGACGAGGGAGATGTTGTGATCGACCCTTGCGCTGGGAGTGGAACAACTTTAAGGGCTTGCATGGAGCTGAACCGGAATAGTTATGGTTTTGAAATCTCAAAAGAATTTTACAGAAGAGCAAAAACTGAGATGCTTAATTATTCAAATAATCAGATGAGTTTTAGGGACTTTCCGGAGGTGATGCCATGATTATGATAAATGGTCAGTGGGAAGAAGCGGAAACTATAGATGATTGCTTAAAACTGATTCAGGAACATATGGGTGAAGAATTCGCAGAGAAGGTCAAGGAATTATTTTCGCTTGATGCTAACAGTGAGAAGCAGATAAAAGATGCAATTTGGGAAGTACAGAGCGCTATAGGAGATATGGAGGATGCTCTAAGATATCTGGAAGTATTAGTTTAGTAAACGATCATTTTGATGTAGAACAAATATAACAGTGAGGAGGCGTTAAGATGAGTATAGGTGAGTATCTGAGAGAGCAGCGGATCGGGAAGGGGATATCACATGAGAAGCTGGCGAAGGCCGCCGGAGTATCGAAGCGCTCCCTCATCTACTGGGAACAGGGAGCGAAAGAGATCAGTTTAGATAATGCTGATAAGGTTCTGAAAGCTCTTAATGTATCCTTAACGATAGGTGCACGATAGTGCACTAAACGATCATTTAGAGGAAAAAGAAGATGGAGAATCTACCGGAGAAAATTAAGCGCATTGATGTGCTTAAGGTGGAATACGGGAAAAGAAAACTATGTGAGTGCAGTAATCCACACTATGAGATTGATTATGTAAATAAAATTGTACAGTGCGAGGACTGCGGTGCTATTGTAGAACCCTTTGAAGCTTTGTACAGTATGGCAAAACATTATGAGCGGTTAGGCGACCAGGTAGAGGCATTGCTTGAGCAGAGGCGTGAGATAGCAGCATATAAGCCGCATCTGGTAGTCATAAAAAATCTGGAGCGGGAAACCAGAGCAGGAATGATTCCCTATTGCCCGAAGTGTGGGGAAACGTTTTATCTTGACGAAATAACCGCGTGGCATAACCGGAAATTTAAAGGAGAGAAGATATGAAAGATGAATTATTAAAGATTGCACAGGAAGTTTTAACCGAAGAAGAAGTACAGGAAATAGTAAAGGAAAAATTCAAAGATGCTTTTAAAAACGCAGTAGGGGAGGCTTTCCGCTGGGGAGACGCCGAAAGGGCGCTTAAAAATAAAATTACGGAGGTTATGGTTCCATACATCGAAAAGTACGATTTTACAGAATTCCTCCCTAAACTGGATACAGTACTTACAGAAATTGTGAATTCTGATGGCTGCATGGCCGAAAAGCGTATTTTGGAGAATTTCAAAGGGCTTATGCTAGAACCGGAACAGAAAGAAATCAAAGTCACTGACTTGTTTAAAGCGTGGATAAAGCAGTGCAATAAGGACATTGAAGTTGACGGGCTAGAGGTATGTCATGACGATGGGGTGTATTATGCGCCAGTAGATTGCGAAATGAGGTTCGAGGAAGAAGAAAAACCGGAATGGAGTTGTTTACAGAGAGCGAAAATTACATTTGAAAACGATCACGATAAAGATCTTAATATACAGATTCAGGTTTCAAAATACATAAGCGATTATGGAAAAGAGCACCCATATTCTATAAGTATTTCAAGTGACATCAAAATTTCATCATTGCGAAGACTGTCTGATTTCGAGGTCCTTCTTCTCAGGCTAGAACGGGCAGGAACCACGATAGTGATTGATGAGGAATGGGACAGCAGCTATATTGAGCCGGAAAAAGAGCCGGAAGCGACATTTGTATAAAAGAAAGAGAGGCATGAAATGTATATATACATAAAGGCATTACCAGGAAAAGAGGTCTTTGCGATTTGGGGAGACGGATACTACAAAACGAAAATACAGTCGGTGGAAGTTTTGGACGATGGATCGGTTTGCTATATGATTTATGATCCTGATTCAGAATCGTGTGCGAGTGGTTATTCAGACGATGAATTCTTTTTAACAAAAGCGGAAGCAAAGAGTGCTGTTTCTGGGAAAGAAGGTGAAAATCAGTGATAAGAACAAGTAAAGTGAGTTCATATTGTTCTGTTTGCGGGAAGGAAATATCGGTAAAAGGGAATGATTTGAACCAGATATTTATACACCCATTACACGCATTAAAGCATGAAATCCATTTATGGAGAGTACACCGCAGAAGGATGTTGAAGGTAAGTGATTTGCTAAAATGTCTATTCAGGTGACAATCGGATTTTTATTAAGAATCGTGATGATTATATTATGGATTGTTACTTTTCCATTTTGGGCAATCCATGAGTTTTGCGCCTAAATCGAGATAAAGAAAATATTACGGAGTAATACACAGGGAAAGGAGCGGCCGGCATGGCAAGACCGAGAAAAGCAGAAGGAGAAAAATACATACGGCAGGATATAAGCATAGAGCCGGGACAGTTTAGGCGGCTTATGGCCTATTGCCAGCGTGAGGACCGCTCCATCTCCTGGGTGATCCGCAAGGCGCTGGAAATGTTTTTTATGTGTAACGATACGTAACGTTACACAACTAAATCGAGATTTTAGAAAGAAGGTGAATGAAGTGAGAGAAAAAGGTAGAGCAATAAGCACGCTTTTCGAACATTTGGGTTTTGGTGGATTTGGAGATGCGCCTACGACGTTTTATTTTAATCTTGAAAAATTAACAGACGAAGATAAAGAAACTGCAAATCATATTCGTTTAGATGTGAAAACAGGAAGAATATTTGATGATAGAGAAGAAGGCGGGGAAGTAGAGGCATCGAGGGCTGAAAATGAGTATCTGCGGATGCGCCTGGCAGAGATACGGGACAAAGTGGAGCAGATGGAGCCGCCGGAGGGATTCCCAGCAGTATACAACCACGCGTACTATGCCGCGAAAGAAGATGTGAAAAGAATCATAGAATAAAAATAAGCCGGGATTCATTCCCGGCAATAAAAAACGGAAGTAAAGAACGTATGTGCGAAAAAAGAAAAACGCGGTGGACACCCGGGAAGATGCTTACCACCGCTCTATAACTGCTTGAGTATATTATAACCGACTCAGGCAGAGAAAAGCAAGAGGAATAATTTTCCAGTCTGAGAAGGAGGATAATAACATGGCAGAGCAGGTTAATTTAGATGAAGTTGTAACAAATATCATGTATGGACTTACAAATGTGATTGCGGAGCAGACGCGGCTTAATGATGCGAAAGCGGTACTATATATGGCCCTTCATAACATGCAGATATACCGGGAAGAGACCGGATTGTCTACTCAGGTAGATAATACGTCTGAGTGGGTGAGGCTGTTCCTGGCTTCCATGCTTGTTCGCGGTTGTACGGAAAAGACCGTAGAAACCTATAAGCAGGAATATAAGCAGTTTTTTGGAACCGTGAATAAGTCGCTAAATGAGATTACGACAGGAGATATACGCGGATATCTGGCACATTGCAAGTTGGTAAGGCATAATACGGATCAGACAATTAATAATAAGACTCGTATGCTCCGAGGGTTGTTTAAATGGCTTACCGAAGAAGAGTATATCACAAAAAATCCGATGCTTAAGATTAAAGATAATAAGGTTGAGCACCGGGTTAAAGAAGTCTTCACCGATGAACAGATAACGATTGTGAAAGACGTTGCAAAAGAGCATAGTCTCCGCGATATTGCAATTGTGGATTTCCTTCACAGGACAGGGGTGCGTATATCTGAAATGGTGGCGCTTAATCGTGACGATATAGATATGCATGGACGTCAATGTATAGTATACGGGAAAGGACGCAAGGAACGACCAGTATATTTTAACGGTGAAGCTGCGGTACATTTGAAAGAGTACCTTGAAAGCCGCACTGACGATAATCCTGCATTATTTGTAGGGAGCCGTGCACCACATAGGAGAATGACCGATGATGCAGTGAGGGTAATGCTGAAGAGTCTCAGCGAGATGGATAAGCGACTTAATGGGATTGCAATTAATCCGCATAAGTGGCGTCGGCAATTCGTCACTGAACTTCTGGAAAAGGACGTACCGCTTACTTTAGTTGCGGATCTCGTAGGTCACAACAATCTGAATACAACGAAAGATAATTATGGGAACTATAGCAGAAGCAAAGCCAAAGAAGCACATAGAAAATATATCAGTTGAGGAGGAAAAGGCCATGAAAGCAAAAATGTATGATATTTATGAAGGGGATAATTTTATAAACACAATGAATGCAGATGAAGCCGCCGCATTTATAGATATTTCGATCAGAAGTATTTATGCTGCCGCTTCAGGTGGATATAAATTAAAAAGAAAATATTATATAGTGCCTGTATATGATGAGTGTACGACTAAAAGTATATCAAAGGAATTATGCGACGAATGGGATAGAGTGAGGTCACAAATTTTACATAAAGGAAGGGTGAACGCATGATACATAAAAATGGTGAGGGATATCCGGACCCGACGGCGTACCGGGCAATAAAAGAAGCAGATCGGCCGCCGAAACCGGTAAAGGACGTAATCAATGTATTGCGTACGGTGGCAAGCCTTGCGGGCTTTGAAATTGTTGGAAGGATTCATTTAAAAGATCGTGAAACAGGGAGGGAATGGTAATGGGAAACAGAATACCAACAGAAGCATGGAGAATTATCGAACCGAAAGTACGCAGATATCCGCAAAATAAAGCAGAGTATGAAGAGCGGATTGATGAAATCATGAATCAGAAGGGCGGGAGCGACGGGCAGCCAAAAGGGAACAGTATAGGCAATCCGACGGAGCGCCTTGCAATTAAAATTGCCGACGATCCATGGTTGCAAAGAGTAAAGCGGGAAATTGATGCAGTGGAAAGTGTCTATAATAATATGCGACCGGAACATCAAAAAGTAATCCGGGTGAGGTTTTGGTCCTATCGTTACCATAACATGAAATATTTTGATATGGAGCGGTGCACATCTTACCGTGAAAGGCAGATGCAGCGGATTGTAAGAGATTTTATTTATGCAGTCGGAAAAAAATTAGGTGAAATATAAAAGATGGCGTATTTTGCCTTGTCAAGTGTGATAATATGTTACCATGGATTACAAATCAAGGTGAGGGCTTCTAAATGCAGAGGCCCTTTTCTCACGCCATAAAGGAGAAGACGGGTGAGCGGATGAATACGGTGGAACCTATACGTGACAAGGAGACAGTTATAGATATTGCAGAGTATTTAAAAAAGGAGAGTGGGCGTAATTATGTCATGTTCCTTTTTGGTATTTATTCCGGCCTGCGGATATCGGATATTTTAAAGTTCCGTGTTCGTGACGTAAAAAATAAAAATGATATCGTGTTACGAGAAAAGAAGACTGGGAAAGAAAAACGCTTCCCTATTAACCGTGATCTTAAGAAAGCACTGGATCAGTACATAATTGGAAAAGACGATTACGAGTATCTATTTAAAAATCCGCATGAGAATAAACCAATCACACGACAGCAGGCATACAACATATTATCAGACGCGGGTAAAAAATTTGGAATAGAGAAGATCGGAACACATACGCTGCGAAAGACATTCGGATATCATGTATATCAGTCTACGAAAGATGCAGCTATGCTAATGGATATTTTTAATCATGCAGATATTCACATTACCCTTAGATATATTGGAGTCAACCAGGACCAGAAGGATAAGGTATACAATAAGCTATCGTATTTTCGATAGTTTCTTTTATTTTGTCTATCATTTGTCATAATTAAATGGTGTAAAGTCGATGGTATAAAAATCGGCGGCATTAATTAGTAGAAACAGATACAGGGTACAGTTTACAAAATAGCAGATATGTCAAGTGTGAAATACATAAAAGCCATACCATAATTCTGAATAAATAGGATTGCGTATAGAATTAAAAGAAAGTATAATGGAATTAGAAAAGTGTTTAGGAGGAAGATATGATGGGGAGCGCAGAGAAGCAAACTAATAAAAGGAAAATGTTCTATTTATTTGCTATTGTCGGAAGTTTTATAGTTATTATGATATGCATTGGAATAATTAGTAAAATGATGAAACCAAAGGTTGATTATGAAGGGTTGTACCGAGATATTAACGCTTATACATCACAGTTGGAAAATATAACCGATGTAGTGGATAAGGGAGATGGAATATTCCACATTACCTTAAAAAACGATTCATGGTATGCTGGTAGTGAACACGATAAAATGGTATATTGCAAGAACGTTAATAAGAACATTACCTTTCTGTGTCAGAAGTATCAATTAATTAAAGATACAGAATGGGCGGCAATATATTATTATGATGAAGATGGAATAAATATAGCAGAACCATCTAAAAAAGGATATGATTTAGAAAGTAACATACTTCACTAAAAATGATAACAGCGTTAGGATAAAGTCCGGCGCTGTTTTTATATGTGTAAATGGAGGATATTATGGCAAAGGAATACGCACAGGCATTCTATCACTCAAAAAAGTGGAAGGACTGCCGGAGGTCATACATAAACAATCGGATCATGATTGATGGTGGTATGTGTGAGAAGTGTCACGAGCGACTGGGATACATCGTGCATCATAAGGCTGGAATAACTCCTGATAACATCAATGATCCGGACATCACATTGAACTGGGATAACTTAAGGTGGGAGTGCAAGGCGTGCCACGATGAAGAGGAAGGCCATGGCCTGAATAAGAAGGCGGCGCTGTTGGTTGCCTTCGATGCATCAGGGCAGCCGATACCGCTGCCTCCCCCCTTAAATAAAGGTGTGGGTGGTTTCTAAATTCACCGTGTCCCCAGATTTATTTAATACACAGGTCGCACGTAAAGGGGGTGTGGTATAAACGTGTACACAGACAAGGAATTTGAAGCGGAAGCAAGGAAAAGAGAAGAGGAAGTTGACAGCATTGGCAACTATTTGGAGAAAGTAAAACGGATTAAGCGGGAGACAAGCAGATTAAAAAAACTCTTTGCAAACATAGATGAGAACAAAAAGAAGCTTGTATTTACCACCATCGAGGACATTGCTTTCATGACAATTACAATGCAAGATCTCCGAGAAACGATCAACCGTAAGGGGACGACAGTGGAGTACAAGAATGGAGAGAATCAGTATGGAACCAAACAGAGCCCAGAGGCACAGTATTATTTGCAGCTCTCGCAAAGACAGACCCAGGCCATGAAAATACTGGTTGATTGTCTTCCGAAAACAGAAAAAAAAGTGGTTGTGGAAGACGACGGCTTCGAGGATTTTGTAAACGGGAGGGAGGATGTTTAATGGCCGGCAGAAAGAAAGTAGTCTATCCATTAAGCTATAACCCGATCCTGGAATATTGGAACCTGATAGAATCAGGGGAAGAGGTCGTATCAAATAAAATACACGAGTGGTACAAGCACCTCGCCTGGGAAGTCAATAATCCGGGCGAGTATTTTTATAGTCCGGCAAGGGCAAACCATGTCTTGGAGTTCGCGGAGAATTACTGCAAGCTATCCAAAGGGGCCGGCGCTGGTAGTCCGGTGCGATTGGAACTTTGGGAGAAAGCGCACCTGGCTGCGGTGTTTGGCTTTGTGGATATCAATGGTTTTCGTCAATGCAGGGAGTCAGTGTTAATCGTCGGAAAGAAAAACGGGAAGTCCCTTCTGGCTTCCATCGTTGGCCTGTATATGCAGGTTGGAGACGGGGAGTCGGGGCCGGAGGTTTACGCGGTTGCCACGAAGAGAGATCAGGCGAAGATCATCTGGACGGAATCAAAGCGAATGGTGAGGAAATCGCCGGCACTTTTGAAGCGCATTAAGCCATTGGTTGCGGAGCTGTCTTCCGAGTATTTCAATGATGGGATTTTCAAGCCGCTGGCATCTGACAGCGATACGCTGGACGGCCTTAACGTACATTGTGTTTTGATGGACGAAATCCACCAATGGAAGAACGGAAAGGCCCTTTACGATATCATGGCCGACGGCTGTTCGGCCAGAGACCAGCCGCTTGTCTATATTACCTCCACGGCCGGAGTAATCCGAGAAGACATCTACGATGCGAAGTACGAAGAGGCTGAAAAAGTTATCAATGGCCTGTTTGACAGTGTGGGGTACAAGGATCCTCATTTCTTCCCGTTTGTTTATGAGTTGGACAGCCGGAAAGAATGGACGGATCCGGAATGCTGGAAGAAAGCAAATCCGGGCCTTGGAACCATAAAGAAGCAGTCAACCCTTGCGGCAAAGGTTGAGAAGGCGAAGGATAATCCAAAGCTTGTTAAGAATCTGGTTTGCAAGGAATTCAATATCCGCGAGACTTCTTCCGAGGCTTGGCTGACATTCGAACAGTTGAATAACACGGAGCTGTTCGATCTCGAAGCGCTGAAGCCGCGTTACGGCATCGGGGGAACCGACCTTTCCAGCACCACGGACTTGACGAACGCCACCGTAATATTCATGGTACCGGGAGATGACAGAATCTATGTGCTACAAATGTATTGGCTGCCGGAAGATCTGTTAGAGCAGCGCGTAAGGGAGGATAAGATACCTTATGACTTATGGGCTGAACAGGGATTGTTGAGATTAAGTCCAGGAAATAAGGTACATTACAAATACGTCAAAGAGTGGTTCGAAGAAGTGCAGAACGAACTTGACATCTACCTGTTTAAGTGTGGGTACGACTCGTGGTCAGCATCGTATTTTGTGGAGGATATGAAAAACACCTTCGGACTCGCGACGATGGAACCCGTTATTCAGGGCAAGAAAACGCTGAGCAGTCCGATGAAGTCCCTAGGAGCTGACTTGGCAAAAAAGAGAGTGGTTTATAACAATAATCCGATCCTGAAATGGTGTCTGGCAAATACCTCGGTCGATGTTGATAAAAACGACAATATTCAGCCATGCAAAGGGAATCAGGGTACGCGACGAATTGACGGTATGGCCGGCCTGCTGGACGCATATGTCACACTGGAAAACCATCTGGAAGAATATCTGAGCATAATCTGACGGAAAGGAGGAGAAGAATGCGAATAATAAACTTTTTTCAAAATATCGGGAAAAGCGCTGTTTACAAAATGATCACCGAGCAGGGAAACGGCTTTTTTGCGTGGAATGGAAAACTATATGAATCCGATATTGTCAGATCATGCATACGGCCATATGCGAAGGCGGTCGGGAAGCTGATAGCAAAGCATGTCAGGAATGACGGGAAATCCTTTTCGGTGAATCCTGAGCCGTACATACGCTTTCTACTGGAGGAACCGAACCCATATATGTGCGGCCAGGTGATGCAGGAGAAGGTGGCGACACAGCTTGCACTAAACAACAACGCCTTTATTCTGATCGTACGGGACCCTAATGGAATACCGGAACAGCTGTACCCGATTCCGGCCGCCGGCGTGGATGCAAAGTATGAAAATCAGGAACTATACCTTAAGTTCTACTACCTGAACGGCAAAACGTCCATGTTCCCATACAGTGAAGTGATTCACCTGCGGAATGATTTCAACGATAATGACTTGTTTGGAGATTCCCCAAAAGAAGCCCTGGCACAGCTCATGGACATCGTATCAACTACGGATCAGGGGATCATAAAAGCAATCAAAAACAGCGGTGTGATCCGATGGCTGTTAAAATTTAACTCGTCTATGCGGCCGGAGGATCTAAAAAGTTCTGTTCAGGAATTTGTGGACAACTATTTAAGCATTTCCAGTTCTACGTTTGGCGCTGCCGGAGTCGATTCCAAAGCGACAGCGGAGCGGATCGAGCCAAAGGATTACGTCCCCAACGCTTTGCAGATGGATAATACTAAAAAGAGGATCTATGCGTTTTTCAATACGAATGAAAAAATCGTCCATGCAAATTACACGGAAGATGAATGGAATAGCTATTTTGAATTGGTGATTGAACCGCTCGCCGGGCAGATGTCAGGAGAGTACACGCGGAAATTATTCAGTCGGAGGGAACGAGGCTGCGGAAACAAAATCTATTTCGATGCAGGAAACCTACATTGTGCCAGTCTGTCAACAAAACTGGCTTTACAGGCCATGGTAGACAGAGGAGCCCTAACACCGAACGAATGGAGAGAAACGCTGAACTTAAGTCCGGTGCCTGATGGAGATAAGCCACTGCGAAGACTTGACACACAGACAGTCAACCAGATCAAGGGCCTCCTGGCCCAAATGAATCTGGATAACGTAAATGAAACGAGGGCCGGAATCACGGCGCTATTAGAAGGGGGTGAGAAGAGTGGCAAAGCGAATTGATGTGAAGGGGCAGATCATTGAATCTGGGAATGAATGGGTATATGACTGGCTTGGGTTAGAGAGCACATCTCCAAAGAAAATCATTAAGGCTTTGCAGGAGGCTGGAGGTGAAGACGTTGAAATCTATATCAACTCCCCTGGTGGGAGCATATTTGCCGGTTCAGAAATCTACACAGAGCTCAGGAATTATTCCGGGAAGAAAATAATTAAGATTACCGGAATAGCCGCAAGCGCCGCGTCAGTAATTGCGCAGGCCGGGGAGTGCGAGATCAGTCCTACAGGAATGTTTATGATCCATAATGTCAAAACGTCGGCGTCAGGTGATTACAGAGACATGGATAACACCGGAGATGCCCTGCGGGCCGCTAACCAGTCAATCATGAATGCGTACATCGACAAGACCGGAATGGATGCGGAGATATTACAGGATTTAATGGACCGCGAAACCTATTTGTCAGCCCAACAGGCTGTAGACCATGGATTTGTCGATAAAATTATGTTTTCCGACAACGCCATCCCAATGCAGAATGCATTCGGAGGAATCCCGCCGGAAACCATCGCAAAATTAAGAAACATGATTAAGGATCCGGGACAGAAAACCCCGGATTTTTTAATACACAAAGCACAGGCTGAGTTAAGGCTGAAATTGTTAAATCTGAAAGGAGACAGAGGTAATGAATAGAAAAGAGTATGAGACAAAAAGACAGGCACTTATCAACGAAGCGGAGGCGCTTATCAATGAAGGAAAGCTGGAGGAGGCCAACAAAAAAATGGAGGCCGTGACGGAGCTGGATAAGAACTTTGAAGCAGCAGCCAAGGCGGAAGCGAACTTAAGGGCACTGTCTACGCCGCCGCTTCCGTTATCCGGAGTTGGTGACGGGGCTTCTTTTGGAAGAGGAGACGACGAAAACGCAGAAGATATGTACGATTCCGTGGAGTATCGTAAAGCGTTCATGAATTACGTCTTGAAAGGGACGGCAATTCCTGAGAAATTCAGGAATGTATCTGCGACAACAAAGACCACGGATGTAGGATCCGTGATTTCTCCGACCATAGTCAACCGGATTGTGGAAAAAATGGAATCAATGGGAATGATTCTGCCGCTTGTCACTAAGACGTCTTATGCGGCTGGAGCCACAGTTCCCACGTCCAGTGTTAAGCCGGAGGCAACATGGGTAGCAGAAGGCGGTACCAGTGATAAGCAGAAGAAGGCAACCGGGCAGATTGACATTAAAGGATACAAATTGAGATGTGCTATTTCCATGACACTGGAAACATCTGTGATGTCTTTACAGATTTTTGAAACTGTGTTTGTTAACAGTGTGTCAGAGGCAATGGTAAAGGCTCAGGAAAAGGCGTTTATCTTCGGAACCGGGTCAGGGCAGCCAAAAGGTGTATTAACAGAAACGGCGGAATCCGGTTGTAATATTGATATTGCGGCGAATTCCGATCCGACTTACCAGACTCTCGTAGAAGCGGAAGCGGCGCTTCCACTAGCATATGAGAACGGCGCAGTATGGAATATGACTAAGAAGACATTTATGAAATTTGTAGGCATGGTGGATACAAATAAACAGCCAATTGCCAGAGTAAATTATGGAATTGACGGAAAGCCGGAGAGAACGCTCCTCGGACGCCGGGTAGTCTTAAACGATTATATGACAAGCCTTGGGGCAACGATTAATAAAGATACCGTAGTAGCTTTCCTGTTCGATTGGTCTGATTATATGTTCAACACCAACTACAATATGGTGGTTAAGAGTTATGAGGATAATGATACCGAGGATCAGATTACAAAAGCAGTTATGATCTGCGACGGAAAAGTAATTGACAAAAATTCCCTTGTGACTGTGACCAAGAAGAATGTATAAAAAGAGGTTATGTAATATGATAGAGCAAATAAAACTTTCTATGCGAATATCACATGACAAACTGGATAATGATATCGACGCAAATATAAACGCCTGCCTGTGTGACCTGTCACGGGTGGGCGTTGCTACTGCCGGGAAAGAAAACGATCCCCTTATTGTTAAGTCAGCGGAGTTCTATTGCAAATGGCAGTATAACTATGATGGCAGCGCCGATCGTTACGAACGGGCTTATGTAGCGCTGAGGGATTCCCTGAGTCTGTGTGGTGATTACAATGCGAAATGATATCTGTGTGCTGATTACACCGGTTCCGGAAGGTATAGAAATAACTCCCCATGAAACAGAAGTGTTCTGCGAAATCAAAAGCGTTGTTCGAAGTGAATTTTTCGCGGCATATGGTGTTGGTCTTACGCCAAAACTGACAATCAATATTAATCCGGATGATTACAAAGTGTGTATCAAGACAATTGGTAATCAGAAATACCGGCCATCACAGATCAGATATGACGGAGAGTTATTTACCATTATCAGGGCATTTCAAAAAAATATTGGAGAGATGGAGATAACCGTGAGGTGATGAGATGGACGTAAAATTTGATTATGAGCAGGGAATATTTGAGATCGACCAGATGCTTGCACAGATGCCGAAAGGACTCGAAAGCCAGGAACGCCCGCTGCTCCGGAAACTCGGTACTATCGTCAAAGGAAAAATAAAAAAGTATCTCCACAGCAGTGATATTGAAGCGCGCTCAAAAGAAATACCTCCCTCCAACTATGACGGCAGTCGGCCGTATGAACATGCCAGGGATGATGTAACCGCAGATGTACGGAAAGATAAAAATGGGATGCTGTATGCGAGTATCCGTGGAGGAAAAATGACCGGATATAAGTGGAATAAGATAAATGACGGCCATTTTGCCCGTGACGGCCATACCTGGGTGCCGGGGAATCAATTTATGGATAAGGCTATGAGAGACGCACAGGGCGAGGTAGAAAAGGCGATTGATGATATGGTAAAGAAGGTGACGGAATGACGGTGAAAGAAATCATCGAAACGGAATTAAATATTCCTGTTCTTAACGAACCAGCACCGTTGATGTCTGCCTGTGCCACCTGTATAGATTATTATACCGCTTCGGGGTTGAACGGAGATGGTGCCGGTCAGGAATGGGTAAGTAGTTATGAGGTTGATTTGTGGTATCGAGAAAGAATGGCACTTGAAGAGGCGGTGAAAAAACTCCTGAAGGCAATCGTCCTTCCGGAATTCTCTATACCATTAGTGGAAAAAAGCTGTGATCCGGCTGCGAAACTTTGGCGGGCGATTATAAAATTCGAGAAAATGGAAGGTGATATTTTTGACTAGCAAAAGTGGAAAATCAAACAGAATCAACGTAAAAAATCTGAAATACTGTCTGCTGACGACAGACGATAGCACTGGTACAACGTATGGAGAAGTTAAAGGCTTTGGAAAAGCCATGCAGATCCAGCTTACTCCCAGTGTGTCTAAAGGGGAATTGTATGGAGAAGGAGTAAAAGAGGAGGATATTTCTATCCTTAATGGCATTGCGGTTGTGGTTGATGTAAATAAAGTATTTGCAGAAGTAAGGGCTGAAATATGCGGGAATACATTTAAAGACGGCGTTGTTGTAGAAGCTGCCGGTAATGAGCCGCCGTACATTGCACTTGGGTATGAGGTAGAACAGACTGGAGGAAAAAGTGAGTTTGTATGGCTTTTAAAAGGACAAGCACAACCGATCAATTCCACAAACAAACAGTCTGAAGGTAATATTACTTTTTCAACGGACAGTGTTACTATAAACTTTATTCCACGAGAAAGTGATAAATGGTTGCGTTTTTTTGGTGATGCGGCTAATCCGGATTTTACAGATGCTCAGGCAGCTAAATGGTTTACAACGGGACCCAGTACATACCCGGCGAAGGGAGCATAAGAATGAAAAAAATTGCAGTAGCACCGGCTAATGAGGTTGAGATCGTATTTAACGACCGGTCTTTCATTGCTACATTTAACATGAGGGCAGTCTGCTATATGCAGGAAGAACTTATAAAACTTAATCAGAGCGTTACTGAAATCCCGATAGAAGAATTTGGAGCAATTGTATTATACTCTGGAATTAAAGTGAACCATACAGATTACACCATAGAGGAAGCTAAAGCCCTAGCGATGTCAATACGTCCTGCTGATTTAAACGAAATTATAACAGATTATCTTGATTCGTCCGGTTCTATGGATAAGGAAATGGAGGATGCAATTACAAAAAAAGTGATAGCTCAGATGTTGGTTGGGCTGGCAAAATCCAGTTAAACCAGCTGCTTTTCGATTTTGATTTTATCTTTTATTTATATTGTGTAAAGATGAAAATGTCTGAGCTTGGTTTTTGGAAAAGCAGCCTGGTAAAAATAATAAAACTGATAGACATCTATAATGATGAAAAGAACATGGAAATAGACGATGAATACGAGACAAAATATTTTAAGGCACCCACAATCACATCGATGAAAGAATTGGAGGGATTCGGAAGTGGCGAGTCAATATAAGCGTTCTATTGTTCTGGGGCTGGATTACTCCGAATTCAGTGGAGGAATTGCAGAATGTAATAGGAAGATGGGACTGTTGGAAGCAGAATTTAAGCTCGCAAAAGAACAGGCGAAAAATTATGGTACGGAAACTGACCAACTAACAATAAAAAAAGAAGTGTTGTCGTGACATTCGAAGAGGGACATGTTATCCTGTTTTGTCGCTATACCATGACTTCAGCGGCGGTATCGATTATCCCCGAATTTGTCGAGAAAATCGAAGCGGATGGTACAGGGGAATTCTTTCACATAACAAAGACTGACGTTGAAAATGTAATCTCTGGAAGCAAGGTTTTATTCCGGGGCATCAAAACTTCCTCAGGGAATCAGACCGCAAAACTTAAATCAATCCAGGGTATCACGACTTTCGTATGCGATGAAGCCGAAGAGTGGACGAGTGAAGTTGACTTTGATAAATTGGTTCTTTCAATCCGCCAAAAGAACATCCAAAATAGGGTTGTCATCATTATGAACCCAACGGATTCAAACCATTTCATCTACAAGAAATATATCGAAAAGACCCACAAGACTATTAAGATTGATGGCGTGGACGTTCAGATAAGCACGCATTCGAATGTACTTCATATTCATACATCATATTTTGACAACACGGACAACCTCAGCGATGAATTTATTCGAGAGGTTGAGCGTATGAAGATTGAAAATCCAGACAAATATGCACACGTGGTAATCGGCCGCTGGGTGGATGTAGCGGAAGGGGCGATCTTCAAAAAGATCAATCCGATTAAGGAGTTTCCGGCTTGGTGTGAGAAGGTTGCCTTGGGGCAGGATTTCGGATACTCTAACGATCCGACCGCCATTGTAAAATGCGGAGTGATTGGCAATGCTTTATATATTGACGAAGTATGCTATAAAACCCATATGCTGACAAAAGATATTATTTCAGAGTTGAAACCTTATAACGATCTGAAAGTAATGTCCGAATCGGCAGATCCCCGATTGATCGACGAGATAAGTAATGCCGGAATCAAGATATATCCGGTAGAGAAAGGCAGTGGGTCTATTATTGCCGGCATCGAAAAGATGCTCGAAATGGAAATATACATAACCGAGCGATCTTACAATATGTTGATGGAATTTAGAAATTACGTCTGGGATAAAGATAAAGATGGAAGGCCGGTCAATCAACCGGCAGACGGGCAGGCCGACCATCTTATCGATGCAGTGCGCTATTATATATTGGGGATGATCCTCGGGAAAGTCCGACAAGTAAAAAACTACGAAGGATATTTTTAAGTCATGAAAACATTAGAGGAGATATTTGCATTACCAACAGAGGCGGAAAAGATATTTTATCTCAAGTACCGGCGCACGCCCTCGCCTGATGTAGATTCCTTGTACAAGGACTGGAACCCCGACCTCCACGAGGTGATGGATGAGAATATCCGGCCCGATAGTAAAGTGATTGCCGAAGAAGCCAAACAGGACCCCATAACAGGCAAAGATATTCCGGCTCGGTATAAGAAGGACGATATCAATCCTACTAACCGGATTATGCTTCCTTTGGAACAGGACATTACAAACATTCATACCGCCTGGACTGTAGGAAATGACCCGAAAGTAAATTGCAAACCAAACAACGACCAAGAACAGGAGCTATTGTCCGTCATCAATAGTGTTTGCCGAAAAAACAAGATGCGCTACAATAATAAGCGTATTGTCCGCTCTTGGTTGTCCGAAACCGAAGTTGCCGAGTATTGGTATGTCGTCAAGGATGATAGTTTTTGGCGCAAAATCCTTGCTCAGGTGAAAAGTATGCTCGGACACGGTCACATGCCGCAGTATAAACTCCGTTGTGCCATTTGGTCGCCATTTCGGGGAGATAAGCTATATCCGTTTTTCGATGAAAAGGGCGATTATCTCGCTTTGAGCCGGGAATACCGGATAAAAGACATCGACGGTACGGAGACGATTTATTTTATGACCGTCACCGATCAAAAAGTGTATAAATGGAAGATGGATTCCGATTGGGTAAAAGTCAGCGAATTTAGACACAACTTTGAGAAGAACCCGACGATTTACTCCTGGCGGCCTCAGTCGTTGTGCCACAACATTAAACCGATCCGAGAGAGATTGGAACGGTTGATGTCGAATTTCGCTGATTGTATCGACCGCTGCTTCTTTCCGTATCTGATCCTTGAAGGCGATATACAGGGAACACCGCAGCAGTCGGGCAAAAACAGGCTTATCAAAGTCACCAACAACGGTAAGGTATATTATCTCAATTGGGATCAATCAAGCGATGCCGTGCGGTTGGAGCTGGACGGTCTATGGAATAAAGCCTATCAGCTCACCAACACGCCGCAACTCTCTCTGGAAGCACTCAAGGGATTGGGTGAAGTTCCGTCCGGCAAGGCGTTTCAATTTCTGTTTATGGGGACAAATCTCGCTGTCGACAATCACGCGGAGGTAATCGGTGAGCATATTCAGCGACGGTATAATTTCCTCGCATCCGCTGTGGGGTCGCTCAATGCAGAATACCTAAAAGCTGCCCAAACCATAGACATTGAAACGGAGATACAGCCGTTTTCCATTAATGATTTAGCAGAGAAGATCAAGAACGCTTCAGATGCTTGCGGAAAGCCGGTAGCATCCCTTAAAACCGGTGTAATGATGGCCGGACTGGTAGACGACTACAAAGATGAGATCGAACAGATCGCAGAAGAAGAGAAAAACGGTACAATTGAGAATAAAAATTAAAAATAACAGCGAAAATATTTGGATATACACGTACCCGCCCCAATATTTGCATTGAGTTATGGCTGTTCTATCGAAACGACGGGAACATCTGGATTCGAGATGAAAGAACGGAGTGTGAAAATAGCAGTACTGCACGAAATCCGGTGCAAAAAGTGCGGGCGAAAACTCGCTGAAATGCAAGGAGTAGTACAGATAAAGTGTCCCAAATGCGGCCACCTAGCCACATATCGGATTTAAAATAACGATTTACAGAGTGCCACCGAGCGCCAATTTCCTTACGGGGAGGTTGGCGCTTTTTATTTCAATCGAAAATTATGAAAGAAAAACTTTTGGCATTGCTCAAAACCAAATTCCAAGGGGTTGATGATGCGATCCTCGACCGAATCGCAACGAAGAAGGCCGAGGGTGTGACGGACGAAGCACAGTTACCTACCATTATGGAGGGGATCGGGTTTCAGGACGTGTTGACAAGCTACGGCGATTTCCGTGCCGGGGATGCTTCAGTTAAAGCCGTAAGCAATTATGAGAAGAAGCATAACATAAAGGACGGAAAGCCTATCGGGCAACCTGCCACCGGGGACGGGCAGACAAATAACGAACCCGCAAAGCCTTTCGATGCCGAGGCACTTAAAGCCGATATGCTAAAGGCGCTCCGTGAGGAGATGGCTGCTGCAGCCCAACAGGAACAGCAGGAGGTGCAACGAGCCGCTGCCATCGCATCGAAAGCTAAAGAGTACGGAATTCCCGAAAAATTCGCTGCCAAATTCAGCATCGCTCAGGATGTCAATCTCGACGAGTATTTCAAAAGCGTGAAACAGGAGATGGCAGACGCAGGCTTTGAGTTTTCCGAACCGCCCGCACAGGGCGGCGGTATGACCGACAACGGAAATGAAATCGCCAAACTGATCAACACGGGCACAGAACAGATTGTTAAATCTCAAAACAAGTAAAAATGCCAGCAGGATTTAAGTATGACCTGAACCCGATGGATATGCTGAAAGAACTGTGCCGGTTCGACACGGTTTACCGTCTGTCCGGAGGTTTCAATTTCGAGGACGCAAATGTGCCCTCTGGAACGATGCTGATGCCGCTTGCGCCGCTGTATGTCGATTTCAAGACACGCAAGGCCGTAGCGGTGAAGAATGTTAAAGTAATCGAGAAAGTTACTACCGGAACCAAGATCAAGATTGCCAAAGGATCGCTCGCTTATGTGGGTATGCACCTGGGAGATGGAACAAATGGCGCTACGGTATCGAGCATCAGTACCTCCAACGCTAATTATGACGAACTCACTATGAGTGCGACCCTCGCAGCAGAAAAAGACGCTATCCTCTTCGAGGCTTCCTCTGTTGCGGGTACGACACCAAAAAAGACGGCGAACTTCCTCAATTATGCCGTTACCAAAGCCGAAAGCGGTGCTACGGTGACCGCAATCGCTCAGGCTTACGAGGTGCAGGAGTCGAAACTATACGCCCCGATTTCAGCCAAAGACAAGGAGACCCTTACGTCTCGATTCCTTTTCACCATCTAAAACAAGACGACAATGAAATTAACACTTGAAGTTTTATTCAACGATCCCAATGTCGTCAAGGCCGTAATCGACCGTTCGGTGGCGACACAGCAGGATGAAATCTTCTGGAAACGGTATCTCGACTTCGAGGAGACCAAATCCCGTGTTTTCAAAACATATCTCGGAACCGTTACGGGGGTAACGGCAGGCTCGGTTATCGACCGCAACTCCAACAAACCCCTGCGTGAGCGTAAATCACTCGGCAGCGGTTATGGAGAAGTGGCCTATCTGGGCGACCGTTATCAGATGGACAACGACCGTCTGGATATGATCAAGTCGCTCATCGACAAGTTTAATTCGGCCCGCTCGGCAGATCAGGCATCGGCCATGAATGCCATTATCGACTACATCGTGGACGATGACCTGCAAGGCGAAAGTGCCAGTATCGCAAACCAGCGTGATATGCTG